TTCTACAACGACTTCTTCTATTAAGGCAGAGATACAGTGGTATACCAAAAAAGACCTTGACAAAGGCAATTTAGGCAATGTGAAGATAGGTGATGGTATGCTATTTGTCAAACATAATTCTGGAATAGACATTGAAAAAGAAGCAACATTTTATGAGATTGATTATAATTCAGAACGCTGGCGACTTCTTGAACAGGTTGAAGGAGAACAAGTAAGCGGAAAAGTTATATATCAGGCGTTTTTGATAAGAAAGAATGCACAATGATGAAGTTTAATATTACTCTCAAGGATTTTGAAAAAGGGAAAGAAGATACTATTAACAAAATGCGTTTAGTTCTTCAAAAGAGTATGTTTAAGATGGAAGAGTTAGCAATTGATTATGCTCCATTTGACCAGGGATATTTAAGACAAAATATCACTTTGTTTCCTGAGATTCTTAGCAGTGAGTATATCCTAACTTCAAAAGCTTCTTATTCCGCAGATTTAGAATTCGGTAATACTCCCCGGGATGTATCTTTTTCAGATATTGAAGCATGGGCGACAAGAAAAGGAATAATCTCTGGAAAGAATGAAGGTGCTTTTGTGAAAGCTGTAACTGAGAAAATCAGAACCAAAGGAGTAAATGCTCAACCTTTCATGCGCCCGGCAAATCAGCAAGTGCATGACTTCTGGCTGCCGCAATTCAAAAAGGAAGTTTTCGGCGAATAATATTATTTATCTGATTAATTTGGTTAGGATTTAAATAAACTAACATTCTAAGAGATAATATACTCAAGTGAGTCAATCTAATGTCCAAGTGGATGCAATATAATAAATTAAAATGGGAGAATTTATTTTGGATGCACCTGATGTGATTATGGATTTTATTCGTACACATCTGGTAGACCCCAGAGCAAGAGCAGAAGCAAGCGAATCAGATACAACAGCTTCAGCTTCAGTAGGCCAGACAGAGTTTAGTCTTAGTGCTTCAGTTGGGACTGTATCTTGTATTACTGCTGTAACAGTTGATGGAACTGCAAAATCCAAATGGGAAGATTATCATTGGGATTATCAGACTGAAACAGTAACTTTTTATACTGCAATGACTGGTGGTGAAACTGTAATAATCACTTATAAATATGGCACAACTAACTGGGCATATTCCGATAAGGTCGACAAAAAACTATCCTCAACTTCATTCCCAAGGATATCTGTGTTCATGGTATCTGGCAACGGAAAACGATTAGGACAATATAATGCCCCTGTCGAAAGTTCTGCAATGTTTCAAATAGACATCTGGACTCGGAAAGACCAAGTATGGACTATTGATGATAGGAAATACAGTAATGATTATCATGGAAGATATATTGGTGGCAGGATAACAAAAGCGTTTGAAGATAACGAAGATGATTTATTCCCTGTCTTGTATGGATATATTCCTGCAAGTATTCCAAGAGCAGCTCCTGAATCAGTAGAATATTTATCATATCATACAATACTTGAAATAAGTTTCAGTTGTCTTGATATGGGTAGGATTGAAAAATGAGATTAAGATTTAAAAATAAACAACCACTGGAGGTATATTAAAAATGGTTACGAGCGAGGGATTAATTGGTATCAGAGAGAGGGTAATCACCAAAGAGGAAACAAGTTATGGAGAAGCAATAAGTCTTGCATCTGCTGTTGTCCCAGGCTATAATGTTGTTGTTAATCCTACTTTCACGCAAGGATTTCAAGAAGTGACAAATAATGGCGCAGATGTTAGAACTATCAATAAACGGGTTGCTGGACCTCTCAGTTTGGCTTATACTTTGGCATACTCCCCTTCAAATTGGCAGATGTTGAAATATGTGTTTGATATTGATAGTGAAACCGGAAGTGACCCATATACTCATACTCTTTCAGTAGGGAATACATTAAAATCTTTCACTTCTGAATGGGCAATGAGACATTCAACAGATCCAATGATATTTAAGACTGTAGGTAATGTAATCAATCAGTTCAGGATAAGTTTTGCTAAAGCTACTGGTGAAGGGAATACAGGTTTTATTGGTTGTACTGCTAATGTTATTGCCAAAGATTATACAACCCCATCTATTCAGGCCGGAAGTTTTACTGCAACTGGGGATCCTTTTCAATATAGGCATTCAAAAATGACATTAAGCTCTTCAGAAGTTGTAGAGATTAATAATGGCGAAATTTCGTTTACTCAAGGGATGAATCCTAATGATTCAAGGTATGCGAATTCAACTCTTGGAAGAACAATTGGAACACCTATTGTTACATTATTTCGGATAACTGGAAGAATTAATGTGAATCTGCTTAGTACAACACTTCCTTCTCTTTGGGAGACTGCAGCAGTCATATCAGGAACGAATACTCTTGTCTTTGAACAGTCTGCAAGCAATAAAATCACATTTACATTCTCAGGTGTATATTGCGAGCCGGTTCCTATTGCTGGTACAAACCTTGAAGGGATTAATACAGGAGATTTCGTGTTTACTGCTACAGGAGTGAGTACAGTAGTTGTGGATTCAATAGAAAATTATTGATATGAGGTAAAAAAATGGATAAGATGGATTTTTTCGTTAAAGATGATTTGGTTGACATAAAAGTAGAAGGTCAAATATTCAAATATAAACCTTCTAATGCTGGCGATGAACTTGACTGGGTTGAAGATTATATGGAAGACAAGATTGAAATTGATGACAAAGGTAAAGAGTTCACTGTTAAAAAGGCTAATATGGGGAAATTGTCAATCTGTAAACTCCGAAACATTATGGAGATTCCATATACATCTGAAGAATTAGAACAAATCACAGGCAATAAAAAGGCATTTAAGGATTATACCGGCACTGAAAAGGTTGCTTTGTTCAGGAGACTTGATCCAGACAAAATTTATAATCCACTTATCCGTGCTATTGATAATATCAAAAATCATAAAAAAAAAAGTTAATTGAACGTCTTAAAAGGCTCGGCCAAGATGATGAAATTTTCCTTAATAAAGATGAAAAAATTTATATTGAAATGGTTAAGGCTTGGCATAAAGGAATAAGTACACATGAGTTTAGGAAATGTTTGGGCTCTGATTTAAGTTTCATTATTGACTACGATATTGCAATGGCAGAAAGACAAAAAGAATTAAATCATCAACAGAAAATTATTGATACTATGAAAAATTTACCTGGAGGGATGAGGAATGGTTGAGGTTGGTTCTATTTCGGTAGCAGGTAGTATTGACGAAACAGACATTGTAGCTGGTTTAGATAGAATAACTGACCAACTTAAAAGTATGGAGAATCAGTTTAATCAAACTAATGCGCCAATGGCAAGGACAGCAGGTCTTGCTTCAAGTCTCGGGAAATCACTTATTACGATTGGTGCTGTTGGTGTTACTGCTATGACTGCTTTAGCAACAAAATCTCCTGTATTAGCCACAACATTCGCAAAGATGGAAGTCAGTATGTTAAAATTATCAAATACTTTGGGAAGACAATTAAAACCCGTGTTTGAGAGTGTAAATAGTTTGATTTTACATGTTAATGAAGCATTATTAGACCATGGTTCGACTGTATCAATAGTTGCAAGTGGTATTGGCGACTCATTAGGTGATATTGGAAGTCTTATTACCGGTCAATTGTCTGAGATTGATAATATTATTCCAAAGACAGGCATGGCTGCAGTAGGTGCAGCGGCTGGGTTTGCTCTTCTTGGCCCGAAAGGTTTATTCATAGGTGCTGCCCTTGGTCTGGCGGCAGCTAATATTATTGAAACAAATAAGCAAAAAGGATTAGAAGAATCCCTTTTACCTGGTGGAATAATACTTGATGAAACAGATATCGGGTCCAGGGCAAAGAATATAGCTGGTGCTGAAGGATTTGGGGGTAAAATTGAGAGTGCCTTTAAAGATTCGCCTGTAGAATTTGTTTATGATGCTGTTTTGGCAATATTTAGCAGATTTCTGAAAGATGAAGATGTGAAGAATATCTCTTTTGCGAATGCTAATGGTGTAACCCGGGGGATATAGATAAAAATGGCAAACTTAAAAATCCAGGATTATGAGGATGCAAGCGACACTTTCACATTTCCTTACAATCCTAACTCTATCGATTTCGTGACAAATAAATTTATGGATCAGAGAAATCTTCCATATTCATTTACTTTCCTTGGTTTTGCTTCTCCTATAAGGAGCAGTATTAATATTGGGATAAATGGTCATTTTGATGGTTCAACAAAAAATACTAATTATCGCAGTCTTGTAAAAATGATTAATTCTCCGATATTGTTAAGATTATATTTTGAAAACTCTTATGCCAGATTTTATCTTTGCACTGGCTCAACTGTTCAAAAGGTTCCTACTGGGACAAGACCATTACATACTGATTATGTTGGTAACTTTTTCAGTCCATTTGGGATTTTATTTGATAACACTCAACAAAGCGGATTAGAGGGTGCAGACGATTCAAACGATGGAGATATGGTTACTCCTATTGAAAAAATCACAGGGGAAGTTGTCAGTGGCCAGACTGTAACAATAAAAGATAAAAATAATAACGGATTTACATTTACTGCTTCAGCAAGTGGAACGATGACATATTCTCTTGTAAAGGTTATTTCTGAAGATAATGCTATCTATCTTGTTCAATATATGTATGTAGATGTTGAAGGAACTGAACAAATAATACAAAATGCAAGCGAAAGTGGCGATTTAATGTTGAGATTAGAGGTTGACGAAAGTTTGGTTGATATTTTTGCTGCCGGCACTATAACAAATATTACTCCAACATTTTATTTCAGGAATGGGTGGGCGAGTGACTGATGGCTACAGGTTATGTTATTAACATCGGAACTGCATCTGCGAAGCAATGGTTATCATTTTCTTATGAAAAGACACTTAATGGTATGTCTAACTGCCAAATCGCCTTAGACGGCGTTACAAGCGGTTATTCAAGCGAGTTTGATGTTGATTCTGATGTTTCTATATACAAGAATGGGACATTAAAATTCAAAGGTATTGTCACTGGCCAGGATAGTATGAGTGCAGGGGGCATTGTTCTCACTTGTTTAGGGATAGAAAATGAATTGGTTGACGATAAATGCCCTATGGTGGGAAGTAACCTTGTAAGAACATTTACATCCACAACAGATAATAGCATAATATCAACTTTGGTGACAAGCATTTCAGGATGGACTGTTGATGTATCAAATTCTTCAGCAATAACTCCTGCCAGTTTCCGGGTTAGTGCTTCTGAATCCGTATGGAATGCTGTAATAAGACTTATTGAACAGGTCGGTAAAGATATTTGGATAGACCAAGAAAATAAAAAGGTTTATTTATATGATGAATTGACAACAGATGACCAGTTCTCTTTTATTGAAGGCAAAAATGCTACTGGAATAAAAAGAAGTAAGGGTAGGTCACTGGCAGGAAAAGTCATTGTTTATGGTAAAGGTGATGGTGATTTCCAGATTGTTGGTTCTTCCGGTGCTTCTACCCCTGTGCATACAATCATTGATAGAAATATTGTTTCTGATACTGAAGCTGATGCAAGAGCATTAATTGAATACAATAAACTTAATCCTCAACTTAAAAGATACAATTTCGTTCCTACAACTCCAGTTGACTCTCTTGAAATAGGTGATAGTGGTAATATAAGCAATAATTCCGCTGGTATCAATGAAGAGGTTGATATTGTTAGAATAAAAATATCAGTCAATAATAAAGGAATAGAGAAAATTAATATTGAAGTAACAAACCCTGATTTCCGTATTGCAAGTAAAAATTCTGCTGAAGCAAGCGCAAAAAGTCAATCGAATTATAACCAAAGTCAAAGTTCTATGCAAGGTTCTGGAAATACTCAATCTTGGGCAAGAGGAATAAATGCCAAATTAGATACTCCTCTGACTATACCTTTTTTTGTTTCTAATTCCTTTGTAACTGATGAAGCAGGAAATATTAGAGTTGATTCTATGACTCTTGATTATGATGTTGATCCATTCAGAAGAGGAGTTGGCTCAGCATCAGAAACTAATAAAGCACCAGATTTTGATGATGTTTCTAAGACTGCACTCCATGGACATTCTCCTTATGAAACAGGAAGCGGACATGACCATACTAATCCTGCAACTGTAAGTGCTGCTTCAGGGACTGGTGGATTGATTGGAACTGATACTTATGCAGAAAATGTAAGTGCCAGTTGGGACTTAGTTGCAAGCGTAAATTATTCAGGTACTTATGGTGTTCTTTGGGCTGAAGCCAAAATTGAAGCTGATGGTTGGAGTGGAACAGATGAAATAAGTGTTCAAATTGAGGGATTGATGGTTGATTGTCAAATTCCTATTAATACAGCAAAAGGAGCCTTATATAAATACTATATTGTCCCTATGTTTGGAAGTGTATCTGGTGATATTGATTTATCTTTATTCAGTAGAGATGCAAATAATTATAAAGGCCATTTAAAAGTATATGGAGATAATCAATCTCATACGCATAACATAAACTCATATAACACTAACGATAGGGTAACTTCTTTAGATGATTCAAACGAGGATCCTGCAGTTACAGGTAAGACAGATTTGCATGCCCATGATGTTTCTGTTGGTGATGATGTAAGTGATGCAGGAAGTGTAAATGCTTCAGAAGTTGACATTTATCTTGATTTTTGGAATACAGGAACATCTAATTGGGATAATAAACATAGTATTTTAAACACCGGAAAAACTCTTGATACTGATGTTGATATTACAGACAGCAATACTTACCCTGATGCTACTGGATTTTGGAGAGTAAGAATAAATCCAGACAATGCAAGTCCTGATTTAGTTCAAGGAATTGTGAAAATGAAATTTGCTATGGATAATTAATATGATAAAATATTCAAAGAAATTTATGGAAAAATTTGGAACAGATGTGCATAAAGCAAAGTTAGAGATAGGATTCATAAAAAAAGTAGTGTATTGGATAATTGATTCTAAATATAGAAAATCTGTAAGATTATCGAATTGGCTAAATGAACAAGTGAATAATATTGACCCAGCATTATTACTTATTGCATTGAGTCTAAAAGGAAAAAATAATGATGAGACAATAATTAATATACTTAAATGGGTGCATAGAGATATAAAATACAAATCTGATAAAGAAGTTTGGGAAATGTCAGAAAAGTGGCAAAAAGCAATAACTACTTTTGATTTAAAGACTGGTGATTGCGAAGATGGTGCAATTCTTATTTATGTATTGGCAAGATTAGCAAATATACCTTTATCTCAGATAACAATTGCCGCAGGTGAAGTTACAGGAGGAGGACATGCATATTGTATATATTCTGCTGATTGTGATGGAAGAGACAGATTTATTGATTGGTGTTATTATTATGATTCTAAACAAGTCAGATTCAGAGCCACACATAATAAAAGATATATAACTGAATGGTTCAGATTCAATGAAGAAAATAGTTATAAAAAGGTGAGAACATGAGACAATTTGAAATAATCAAAATAAAAATAACAGACAGAATAGATGTTGAGATAGAATTTTTTGATGACAGAAGCAGGCAAAGATTCGTTTATCCTCTTACTCAAGGCTGGGAAATTGAAATAGATGGAGAACAGAAATTTATCAGAAACATTAAACAGCGAGTAAGTGATGGTGAATTTGATAAAAAAGTGGCTGAAGGAGTAGATATTGATAAAATCAAGAAGAAATACGAAGGAAAAAAGTTTAAGTGAGGTAACAAAATGATAGAATTTGATATAAATGTATTGAAACCAGCAGCAGTATTGATTGTCACTCCTATTTTAAGAAGTGTGGCTGGATGGGCGACAAAAGCATTTGAAGATGGAAAAATCAGTAGATTTGAACTAAAACAGCTATCTGCCACCATTGTAAGAGTTGGATTAATAGGTGTTTCTGCTTATGTGGGTTTAAATTGTGCAGGTATAGATGTTCCAGCTGTTTCTGCTGCATTAGGAGCAATTATTGCAGACAAGTTGTTCAAGGCTCTCAAAGAGAACAAGAACTTAACAAAGCGGTAAATCTGCTATTTTTTTCTTTTTTTAATATCTTTCTATATCTTAAAATAAGATTGCTTATTTTGGCTGTATGTGCGTTTGAGCCAAGTACCAATATCTAACGATTTCTACTAATTGGTAATGATTAGTTGTTATAATTA